GAAGTCGCCAACGCTGTCGACGCCGACACCGGCCTCGCTGTCCAGGTCCTCATGGGCCAGGAGCAGAGCGGTTACTACAACGTCACCGCCACGCTGCTCTTCGGTGCCGCTGTCGGTCGCGCGACCTCCCTGCACCGCCTCAAGACCGCCGCCTAATCGCGGTAGTCCAGGCTACGAACGAGACCCCCAGAGATGGGGGTCTTTTTTGTGCCCCCTCCCAAATCGGGCAAATACAGATGAGCCTCTACGGTAGCGAACTATTGAACGACGCGAAGGAGATGATCGCGGACTTCGGCGTGGCCGGGTCGGCCAACTCCGGGGCTATCACCTTCTCCTGCCTCATCTCCGACCCTGCCGTGGCCACCGTGCTCGAATCAGGGGGGTATATGGAGCGGACCCAGTACTCGGTCAGGCTCCCCGCTGTAACGGCCTCCTGGAGCCAGCCAGACGGGTCTATTGGGGCATCGGCTGCCATCATCGCCTCGGGTGCCGTCATCCCGTCCCTCGCCCAGGGCAAGAAGATCGTGGCCGGCGGGAAGACCGTCCGCATCACGACCCAGACCTACAAGCCCGGGTCGGCATGGGTCACCCTCCTCGTCATCGACGACAACCAGTAAGGCCATGGTGACGGTCACCGTGAACCCTAAGTCCATGAATGACTTCATGGCTACCTTGCGGCGCCTCTCAGCTGAGACGGGCACCGCCGAGAAGGACACGGCCAAGAAGCAGGCCGCGCTCATCTGCGAAGACATGGCCCGCTTCACGCCTCCCCTGGTCAAGGGCGGGGGCGGTGGCTTGAGCAAGAAGGCCGAGACGGCGGGCAATGACGCCATTGCCGGGGACACGCGGAAGATGTTCATCGCCATTGGCGACCGCAACCCGAAGAGTCAGAAGGCAATCGTCTTTCGCAGCCTATCCCACGCTACGCAGACCAACAACCGGGCGGCCTTCGACAAGCTTGTCCGCAAGTCCAGCCTCGAGTCCCTGAGCATCTCGCCGATTATGACGCGAATCCTCAACGACCCAGACTATACCAGGGCTTTCCTGAAGGCAAAGAACTACCTCGCCCGCGTGCCGGTCAACTCGAACACCTACGGCTTTAACACGGTCACCGACATCAAGGCCGAGCACAACGCCATCAAGGGCAAGTTCGGCGGACGCATCAAGCAGGGCCAGCGCATCGGCCAGCCTCGGCAGCTCGTCGAAAGCAAGAAGGCCCTAGACGACTACGTCAAGACGCGTCAGGTCGAAGTGGGCCGCGTCAAGGCTGGCTGGCTGCGCTCGCTGCTTACCCTGCCTATGCCCTCCGGCAAGAACGGGCCAATCAACTACGGGGCCGACCTCCGCAAGGCGACCTACATCGCCCGACACGCTGGGGCTGGCGGATACTCCCGTGTCGTCGAGACTGGCAAGATATACGTCATCACCATCGGCAACATGATCGGCAACATCAACTCAGTTGCCACAGAAGCTAAGGCCGTAAGCCTGTCCCTGGCTAACCGAGAAGAGCAGATGCGAAAAGACCTTGAGGCCTACATCAAGCGCATGAAGGCGCGTAACCGCGTCTAACCTCCCATAACGGGCAAAGTTACAATGGGCACGAAGAGTATCAGGCATATTGTGGAGTCGGTCATTTCGACCTACCTCTCGACCCAGACTGGGCTGACCACCGTCACGTTCCTGACCGGGGACAGCGCCGCGACCCAGACCCTACCCAAGGCCGTCGTGCTCTGCGAATCCGCCCGCAATCCTGCTGACCTACCTGAAGGCGCCGGCAACTATATGTGCTCGGTCCGCATCACCCTGTTTTCCAACGCCGACGACACGACCCTCGCCGACCACCGTGCCCGCTGCGCCGCCCTATCCGGCAATATGCGTGACCTGACCAGTATCCAAGCCGCGTTCACGGCCAGCGGGGATGCTACCTGCTATGACGTCACGATCGGGTCCGAAGACGAGGGCATCGACGAACGCTCCTGGGCTACGGCTTTCTCCTTTGACGTGCTGGTGGTCCTGCCTGCCGCGTAACCTTCCAAACCTCGCAAATACAAATGGCCGCCATCACTAACGGAACCTCCTGCGTCTACGGTATCGCGGGCACTGTCACCAATCTCTTCGTCCAGAGCTACAGCCTCTCGGCCTCGTTCAATAACGAAGCCATGGTCATCAGCGAAGCCGGCCTGACGGTCACCCACCGCCTCGACGACCGCAAGACGGAGATCACCATCGAAGGCATCGCCAAGACCGGCTCTATCCCGACCCTCGGCGCCACCCTGACCTTCACGGTCAATACCTCTTCGGCTTACCCCGCTGGCTCTGCTTCCGCTAGCTTCACGGGCGTCATCACCAAGGTCGACGACAAGGGCTCCAACAAGGGCTTCACTTCGGTCAGCGTCACCGCTGTCGACTTCGAAGGCATCTCCTACGCGTAATTGACTTCCCCGCAAAGGGGGTAGCATAAGGACGTGGACCGCCGCTTCCTGAACGCTTACGTCGACCCGGCGCCCTTTCGGCTGCTGGGTCGTTCGCTTTATCCCTGGTGTCTCAAGTACCGGGTGCGTCTGATGGCCTTGGATTCTCCGCTTGTCACCGGCTCCCGGGCCATAAGCACTGCCGATCTGCTCTTCGCCTGCAAGGTCTGCGCCGAGGAACCGCTAGGCGGTAGCATCAGCTGGGCCGACCAGTTGCGGCTTGGCTCCCTAGCGCGTAACCCTGCCAAGTTTGAAGCAATCGTAGAAGCCTTCGCCGGCTACATCCTCGTGCAGGACTGGCCTAAGTTCTGGGAGCAAAGCAAATCAAAATCAGGCGGTGGCGGAAAGGGTGTTCCTTGGCCTCTCGCTATCGTCGCTAATCTCATAGCCAACGGCATCGAAGAGAAGCGGGCGTGGGAGATGCCCGAGTGTCAGGCCATCTGGCTGAACTCCGCCCTGGCTATCCGCAAGGGGGCCGACGTGGCGATCATGTCCCCGGAGGAAGAAGCCTTCATGGCCGAGGAGGAAGCCCGGGAGAAGGCCGCGGCATCCCCTTCCAATCCTGCAAAGGAAACAACCGATGAGCCAATCCCTGGAGCTTAACATCAAGACGTCTTCGGACGTTCCGCAGGCCATGGACAAGGCCAAGTCCGCTACCGTGTCCTTCGGCAAGCAGGTCGAGGACATCCAGAAGAAATTCTCTACCAGCTTCAAAGACATCTTCCTCGGGTTCTTTGCGCCGATGATTCTTTTGAACGCGGCTATCTCATACTTCTCGAACAAGATTGCCGAGGCACAAAAACTTGCCGCTGACGGATTTGATAAACTGGCCGACGCATCGACCAAGTATGGCACAGCCGAAGAGAAGAGCCTCGCTGCCCGCCTCAAGTTGCAGATGGATCTCATCAAGGCACAGAAGGAAGAAAAGGCCGGCAAAGAAGAGATGTTCAAAACATACCTGATGCATACGCCAGAGGGTCAGGCTATCGTGAACCGTGAAATCTCCAAGGGCGGAGAAGGCTTTCAGACGGGTATGAAAATTTCGAGCGTCAAAAATCTGTTCATCGAAGGCCTCTCACAGATGAAACAGATCCAAAGCGAAATCCTTAAAATCGAAGACGCTAAGATTACCCCAGAAATGCGGAGGCAGAAACAGCGCGAAATTGAACTCGAGAAAGAGGCAGAAATGAATGCGGCAAGTGAAAAGAAAAAAGCAGACGATGAGAAAGCCGGCCGTTTTAACGCCAATGTCAATTCAGTCGGAGGCAACGTGATCGGCGTCGGGGCCAACCCGGTCGTGACGGCCCTTCAGGAGCAGCAGGCCATCGCCCGCGCTCAATTGACTTACCTCGAAATCATCGCCGCAAAGTTCGGCTATGCCGCGACCTACATGGACGTGACCGCTTCAGGCGCTACGCCCCAGACTCCGGCTAACGCTTCCCCTTCCCGCGCCGCCCTTCTAACCAAGAACAAATAACCATGGCTCTCGTACAAGCAGGCAACGCCCTGACCACAAAGTTCGTCCAACCTGGCTCAAGCTATGACACCGATGGCTACGGATTGCTGACCGCAAAGGCTACTTACTTCCTTGATAAGGCTATCGGCGGCACTGCCATCATCGGCGGACAGGTTCACCCGCAATACTCCGATTTGTTCGTCCATAAGTTTACCCTGATCCGCAACAGCCTGGACATAGACCAAGTGACTGCGGATTATGTTGGAGTTAATAGTGCTATCGGAACTACCACCCGCCCTAACGTGACGGCCTCGCACGGCCTGACGTCCGACCATATCACGACCCACCCTAACTTCTTCGGACCTGCCACCGGCTTCACGACCGCCATCGCCGGCAACGGCACGACCTTCGTGACTTCTACCATCGACCCTCAGTATAAGGTCGGCGGAGTCTTCGGCGCACACTTCAAAGGCACGACGACCAACGCCGGCGGCTTCGTCGGATTCCTTGATTCTGGGACCGCTGATAAGCAGTATTACTACGGGAAGAATCAGTATCTTGCTCCGACCACCTCCTTCTCTGGTTGCATCTATACCAAGGATGTCAGCGTCGTGACGGCCCTGCGTAACGCAGTCGGCAAGACCAGCGCGTCAAACGCCTTCTCCGGAACCAAGTTGCTGCCAGATCACCTCGGCACGGTTTGGACCAATACGGTAAAGGGAGCGTTGCGCCCGACCATCATGCTTTCTCAGGTGTCCTTCGAGGACTACTGCATCCAGGCATCAGGCACGCCCCTCGTCTTCAAGATTAACTACGAGATTCGGTTCAACCGCGAAGGCTACCCGGCCGAGGTCTATCAGGCCGTATGAGCAAGATTCAACCAGGAGCCGGGTATGGTTTCACGTCTACGGGCTATGGTTTCAGCATCAACACGAACCAGCCCTTCGATCTTACCCCTTCGTCTGACGGTCCGCTTACGCCTTTCCTGAACGTAAACAAGGTGACCATCACCCCGGGCACGGTGAACCGATACGTCCCGACAATCAGCTCGGTCTACCTCGACGCGACGACCCCTCCCGAAATCACTGTTTCTGCCGAGGGCTATATCCTAGTCAGTGTCAGCTACGAGGTGAACAAGTTCTTCCCGCGCACCGCTGAGATCGTGTTCAACGCTGGGGCCACCGTGCCGGCTGACACTAACACCGTCGGCTATTATCCCCTGGCTAAGATTAACTCGGCAAGCGGGACATTCAGCCTTGTCCGTCTCAGCCCTATCGGGAACCTGATTGTCAACAGGCTTAAGGCCGGGGCAAGCACCGCAACCTGGTACTGGGACATCATCAACTAATGGCTGACGAGTGGAACCCAGCCATCTCTTACTCGCCGGGATCCACAGCGACCTATCGTGGGTTCAGCTACGTTCGTAGCTCGTATCCTTCCGGCGCAACGGGAGGCACCCCTCCGAACCAGGAGATGAGCACGGATTCCAAGGGGGTAGCCATCAGGACATGGACCCTTGATATACCGCCGACGGCCACGGCTTCATCTAGCCTAAATGCTTATTACTTTAGGCTTATCGAACCAACGTACAACTCTACCAGCCCAACTCCCGAGTTTAATTATTCAGGGGCTCAATTCATCGAGGCAAGTGCTTACGGCAGTTTTGGAGACTTGGGATACACCGTAGAATGGGATCAGTTCAAGTCCAACACCTCACCTACTCCTGACTCTCCGGTCTGCCCTGCGGAACTATGTGGCGTTGCGTTGCAAGGCATCGTGGGAAGCGTGGCGCTCGAAATAACATCATTTGCTGATTCATCGATTCCTAGGAAGTATCACATTTATATCATCTTCAATCACCCTCTGTATTTCCGGCGGACCATTACTGTTCTCACGCGCATACTCAGGACCGTGACAGTAGACAGTCCGCCTTCCGTGACTGAGACCTACGAGAACACGTTCACGTCAATCGTCCCCAGTGACATAAACTTTTGCAACGTCCCTGTCGGAGGTTCTTATTATGTCACGGCAAACGCGGCCTTTGATATTACTGTCCCTGCGGACATTTATTCGTCAGGCGGAAGCACGGTTTACGCTTTTGCTGGGGCCACCCTTTCCGAGGTAGACCCCAACGACTGACCCCCCCTTCCAATCGGGGCAAGTTTAAGACCCGATGAGCTGCCCAAACACCGTAACCGTCTCGAGGGGCAACACCTTCGCCTGCACGTTCACCTGGACTCCGGGTGCCTCTGGTCCGGCTAACCTGCTCACGACCACGATCACCTCGACCTTCGAGGATAAGCAGTTCAACCAGTACGCGATGACGGTGACCAAGGCTGGCGACGGCCTGTCCTTCACGGTGACCTACACTGGCTCGACGGCCGACTGGGCCATCGGGGTCGGTCGCTGGGATATCAAGTTCGTCTTCCCCGGCTCGACCGTCAGCCGCACCGAAATCTTCCGCGTCAACGTCATCGACTCCGTCACGGTCTAAGCCATGCCTGACGCGATCATCACGTCCACGGCCTCGACCTTCGGGACCATCACCGGCACGTTCGCCGCTGACCAGTCCACGGTGACGGGCACGGTCACGGGCATCGTCGCTGGCACCCTCACGGGGAGCGTCGGCGTCCCCGGGCCTCAAGGCCCGACTGGGGCAACGGGTGCCACGGGTGCCACTGGTGCGACTGGCCCTGCGGGTAGTCCCGGCGCTCCTGGTCAAGGCGTCCCTGTCGGCGGTACGGCTGGGCAGTTCCTGTACAAGACCACGACTGGGGTCGACTACGCCACCGATTGGATGACCGTCAACCTGTCAGTCTACGCGGTCAAGGCGAACAACCTCTCTGACCTAGCGGACGCCCCTACGGCCCGCACGAACCTTGGCCTCGGCACGATGGCGGTCGCCACGGCTGCGGACTACTCGACCACGACCGTTGCCAACGGCCTCTACTACCCGCTGTCGGGCAACCCCTCCTCCTTCCTCACGGCTGCGGCCCTTAGCCCCTACCTGACCAGCGCCACGGCGGCCTCGACCTACCAGACCTTGGCGGGAATGTCGTCCTACCTGACGACTGCCACCGCCGCGTCGACCTATGCTGTCATCGCCGCCGGCCAGCCTACAGCGGGGACTACCGGGCAGGTGCTCACCAAGCAGAGCGGTTCAAACTGGGATTCCATCTGGACGACCATCATCCCCGGCGACCGCTACCTGACGAGCTCGACGACGAGCAACACGGTAAGCAACGGCAACAAGACCTTCACGATCGGCACGGGCCTGTCGTACACGCCCACCCAGAACATCACGATTTCCTATGACGCCTCTAACCATATGCATGGCGAGGTTCTCACCTACAACTCGGGCACTGGCGTCCTGACGGTTGACGTCAATCACCACACCGGGTCGGGAACTTACACGGCTTGGGTGGTCAACGTGGGCGGCGTCACCCCTGCGACCTCCGTTGCCTGGGGAGCCATCACCGGCACGCTCTCGGCGCAGACGGAT